CCACAGAATCAACATTAAATGGATTTAGAGCAGATAATAGAACTGATTTGGTAGAGGTTCAGACAAGAATCGGTGCAACAAATGAAACTGCGGCAGCATCTGACATATCCACAAGTGGACTAAACGGGTTAATAAAACGCCTTTTACAGCGGTTTACAACATTACTTTCTTATTATGCCGCAGACTTTGGATCGTCTTTAAATGCTATCAGAGTCGCCGCCCAACTGGGAAATTCCACTGGACAAGCTGATTTTAATTCTGGAAATACTTCTACGCAAACGCTTAGGGTTGTTCCATCAAGCAATTGGACTGAGCGTCCAACATTCAGTGTTATTTCAGTAGCAACAGCAATAGCAAACCAAAAATCAATGATTTCTATTTACAATAGTGGCGGATCTGGCGTTGTAATAAAAATAAGAGAAATTAAAATAATAAATGCACAGACGACAGCAGTTACGGGCGTTGTTGCTGAGTTTAGATTACATAGAATGACCAATCATTCGGCTGGAACATTGCTTGCAACATCTGGAATGGATTCAACGTCAGCACTTAACGTAAATGTTACCGCCAGAACTGGGGCAACAATCACAGGTGAATCCGCAACATTAATAAATAGATGGCTCTGGTCCAGTGATGAATGGAGTCCAGGAACATCCGACGTAGAATCATCAGATCACGCGTATCAATCATTAAATTCAGCATTTGAAGCCAAACAATACACAACGCCAATTATATTGAGAGAAGGCGAAGGAATTACGATCAGGCAGAATACAAACAGCACCGCAGGGACATTTGACATTTATGTTCTATTTACTCAGGAGTAAAAATGGAAAAATTAGTTGATTATCAAACCATAAAAAGTTTTGTAACTTCCAGAAAAGTTCCGTTTCAATATATAGAATCAGATACTGCATATATTACATGGGCCACTCATGGAGTTATGACTCTAACCTGCGACATACCTAAGACGCTTCCAGAGACTCCAAACACTGAGCAGGAAGATTTTGAAGAAAATTTCAAGCAAGCAGCAAATGCAAATCAAATGACTTATGTTGTAAATCCTTTGGATGAGCCGGATCTTGATCTCGTATTGGCCTCTGATGAGAAGCCATTCACAGGAAACGAATGCGTTCTTGAGTTATTCATACCAGGAGATCCAGGAATTATCGGAAGAAAAATAGCCGGTGGTTACGGGTTCACAGACAAATTCTACTGGGGCGACAGAGTAACAAACGTTCAATTGGTAGACAAAAATTTTGTTTATGCGGGATCATTATATCCAGCAACACCAACAGAAGCCGGAATTATAGGCACTGAAGGATTATCTTGGAGTGATGTTATGCCGACAGGAGTAGTTCTCGGATCACAAGTCGATGAAGAACAACCAGAGGAAAACAGAGGATGGAGATTCTGGGAAGACGAAGGTGGACAGGGCGGAGTCGACATTGATCCTCTTGGTGGATTAGGGAAGCTTTTGTCATTATGCTACATGAGAGTTACTGTGGTTAAAAAGAACGAGTCACCAGCAACAAAAGCAGCATTCAATGCTTGGTGGGGAAAGAAAATGTCATGAGCAGCTTAAAACCTTTAGATGTCGTATTTGTAATGCATAGAAAAAATCCAATCAGTAAAATGATGGCTTGGTTCATGGGTTCTCGATGGAGTCATAGCGCAGCCGTTGCAGAGGTTGGATATTTTGATATTTATCTTCATGAGACAAGCGACACGCAGACAAAAGTCGGGCTCATGTCTTTTTATATTTCAAATCCAGACGATGAAATTGAAGTAATCAGAGTCCTAAGTGAGCTTGATTACAATATGGCAATACCGGAAGTGAGAAAGTTCCACAACAAAATGTACGGGTACGTTAGAATGGTAGGCGCAGGACTTCGCAGGCTACTAATGAAGCTTGGATGGAAACGATGCCCGATGATTTTACCGATCGGTGGTCCACTTTGCATGATGATTCCTCATGCTGGATTAAAAACAAAATTCATAGGAATGCCAGAGATCGGTTCGATAGATACTGAAGAGCTTTATCAATGGTGTAAAGATTACGGAAAAACAGTCGCTACAAAAAAACAAGGCGAAGTCACTTTAACATATATAGGAGAATAAAATGGATATTGGATTTTTAATTGATGATGAAGAAAATGTGAAAGTAATCCAAGGCGAGGACCGAGTTTTAAAAATTCGCCTGTTCGATATGGACACGAAAATCCCAGTCGATTTAACTGGGGCTTCAATTAGTTTTCAGGCGAAGTCAAAAGACGGTGGAAAACTCGCACTAGCAAGCGTCGCACTCAATTTTGTAGACGGGAATGTTTCCGTAGTTGATAACACCATAGAAATACCTAGTCATGGGCTCGTTAAGAATCAAAGAGTTCAACTCACAACAACTGGCGCACTTCCAACTGGATTGGCTGTTCTCACGACTTATTATGTGATTGTTATCGACGAGAACCATATCGCTCTCGCCTCTGCAAAGGACGGAACCGCAATTGATATAACAGCAGCAGCAGGCGGCGGAACTCATTCTGTTGATTCTCCTCTTATGACAATTACAGGAAACGATGCCGTCCTTGGCACTGTATCCGTTCCAATGGATGACTCAGTCACTTCCCAACTAAAGGCTGGTAGAATGCAAACACCAGAGATTGAGTACACCATAGGTTCTACTACTCGCATCGTTCAGCTTTTGAAGGCTTTGGATGTTCAGGAGCAGGTTGTTTAACCTGCTCCCACAATTCATCTACGAGCTTTGATTTTTTCGGGCACTTATTATCAGACGGTCTGATCTGTCTAATGATTTGCGTCTCGTACTCAGTCATAAATCTCCAAGCTCCTAAGTCCATCCTTAAGCTCCGATCTAAGTCTTCCTATCCTAAATCGTTTCATATCTCCGGCCATTGTAAATAGTTTTTGTTTTATTTCTTCTGAAGGAGTAGCGACATATTCATCGGCTAATGCTTTTGCTCCAGCGACTCTTAAAAGCTTGAAATCCTTTTCAATATATGGTGGTGGGCAATCTTCTACCATGCATCTATAAAATTCGTATTCTGCCTTTGCGAGCTTTGAAATGTATTCAATATCTGGCTTGCAAGAAACAGAGACAGAAATCCCTTTGTGGTTCTCTGCTCCCTTGTCTACAAAATATCCGTAGAAGATAATTTCCTTTGCACCAGTAACTAAAAACTGATGCTGGATCTGAGGAAAATATTTCTCAGGAACAACACCTTGATCTTTTGCAAGTTTAAAATCATTTGCTCCAAGGAACTTGATTTCAAGACCGATCTTATGAAGTGGATTCCATCCGTCCATAGATGCTCTACACCATGGATGATCTTCATGCTGGCAAAGAGCTGGCCCCATTTCCATGTCGCATTCTAGTTCGAATTTCGCTCTCGCAATCGGCTCAAGTTCGTTTCCTCTTTCCTGTGCCCAGTTCGATGTCTCTTCTGGTTTTACTCGATTTGTTTTCTCTTCCCAAAGTTCAAATGGAGTCTTCCATGGAGACACTCCCATAATTATTGGAGCGTCAGAAGATCCAATCCCATTTTTTCTCCAATCAAGCCACTCATTGGTTCTCTGATCCATTTGATGGCTCCTCAGATGTCATTCGCAGAATGCTTCGTAAAAGATTGTTTGTTTCTTCGGCTTCTTTTAATAGATGTTTAATTGAAATCGTATGCACCCTAAGTAAATCAGATGCTCTCACGCCAAACGGCTGCGAAAGAACTTCAAAGGGAGATTGCTGGATTTCCAATTCTTTCCCCTGTCCGATGAGTCTCTTCACTTTTATCTTTGTGTAAATATCTAATGGCTTTTCGCCTTCTGCATTTAATGCTTCTGGTTTTACGTCTAATTTTTCCATGTTATTTCCCCTTTTAATTAGTTTACTGTCCGAGATGCTATACATTTAGGACACATACAAACTTCTTCTGTGGCCTTCGCTTCTGGCTGTTCACCTTTATCAATTCCAACCATTGTGGAATCTCCAAATGCATGACCAGGAGGCGTAAAGTCAATATCTAATCCCAAAATTGAAAATCTTGGAAGCAATAAAAATGTTGGACGCTTTCCAGTTTCTTTATGAATGTATTTTATCATCTCATCAATCTCTTGAAGTGATTCAGCGCCGCATATTTTTAAGAATCCTTCAATTTGTTCTTGATATGTTGGTTTTTTCATATTATTCCTCTTGTAACAATGTTCCAAATATGTTGAACATTGTAAACAGGAGATTGAAGATGAACGATGAATTAGTCAAGTCATTAAAAAAATGGCTAAAAAAAGCAGGCAACTCTTACGCTAAGGTGGCCGTGCTTTTGGGATACGAGGATTCCGCTTCGATCCGTCAATGGATTCGACGAAACTCTATCCCAAATTATCAAAAAGAGCGTGTTAGACAAATCATAAAGGGAGAAAAACAACAATGAGCGTACTATCAACCGTAACAAAAGGGAAAATCCAAACACCAGAGATGCTGTGTCTCTATGGCCCAGATGGAATAGGTAAATCAACATTTGCAGCGCAAATGCCAAACCCTATTTTCTTAGGCCCAGAAAAAGGAACTGCAAATCTAGATGTCGCAAGATTTCCATCACCAAATACTTTCGAGGAAGTTGAAAAGTATTTGTTGGCATTACACACAGAAAAACATGACTACAAAACACTCGCTATTGATTCCGCTGACTGGATCGAGCCACTAATCCACGACAAAATGTGTCGTGATTATGGCGTGAGAAACGTCGAGGAGGCTGGCGGCGGGTACGGTAAATGGGTTGCGATCTCTGTTAAAATGTGGAGCGACTTTTTGAAGAGACTTGGAGCACTTAGAGAGCAAAAAGGAATGAACATCATTATTTTGGCTCACTCTCAAGTTAAGACCTTTCAAGATCCTCAGCAGAATGCATCTTATGATCGTTATCAATTAAAGTTACAAGACAAGGCATCAGCCCTGATTCGTGAGTTTGTTGATTGCGTACTATTTGCAAACTTTGAGACTTATACAAAGCTAGATGCAAATAAGAAAACAAAAGCATTCGGTGACGGTACAAGGAAGATGTACACCGAAAGACGCCCTGGCTTTGATGCAAAAAATAGATTCAACCTACCTCAAGAACTTCCTCTTTCTTTTGCAGACTACATGACTGCAAAGAACGGATCTGAAAAAGTAGTTCCAGAAAATTTATTGAAATCAATCAATGAATTGATGGCTCAATTATCAGATGAGGAATTGAAAACAAAAGTTGGAGCTAGTGTCACAAAAGCAGGAAACGACACTGCAAAACTCAATGTGATTCTGAATAGACTCAGAACACTTTTGGGGTCATAAAAGATGTTAAGACTGATTTTGCCGTTAACATTATCAGCCTTAATTTGGCTCCATGTCTTTATAGGCATGAGAATTTATTTAGCTCTGAGAGAGTATTTTCTCAGAGCTAAAATAAAGCCAATCAAGAACAAGATCATCACGATGCTGCTTCTTCATGGAGATAAAGCACTTGCAGAGCGAACGATCAGCACTCTTGATAAAATTAAAAACATAAACAAACTAAACGAAATCCACGCAAATATAAGTGCGATTTTAATAAAGGAAAAAAACAATGTCACACAACCCAGGTAAATATTTAGCAAGAATCGTAGACGCAAATCTATTGAAATCAGCAAAAAACACTCCAACTGTTGCCTTGATGTTTGAATACTACGCAACAGAAGGCGGCGAGATCAAAAAGATTGCATGGTTCGGATCTTTAAACGGCGGAGCGAGAGAGCACACAGTAAATGCTTTAGTTCGCTGCGGATTCAAGGGCGACAGCCTCATTGAAGTAAAAAAAGGCCCTTCGATGTTTGAAGATGTCGAATATGAAATCGTGATTGAAAACCAACCAAACCCAAACAAGAACAACAAAATTGAACCACGAGTTAAGTGGATCAATACTAAGGGCGGAAGCGGCTTCCAAGAAAAAATGGAAGACCACGACGCTATCGAACTATGCAAAGGTTTTGACATCAAAGCAGACCTTATGGAAGCTCGCCAAAGACTTGGAAAGTCGAAACCATCACCTTTACCAAAAACAACAGGTGCAGCTATCCCAATGCCGTCAGAAATGACTAATTTGGCTGGGCCAGCTCAAGAAGAGATGGATGTAGGCTTCTAATGAAAAACGGGGCAGTTTATTAGCTGCCCCGTTTCCCAACCATAACATTTAAAGGAAATAACAATGAACTCATTCATTGTATTGAAAAC